GGGTGTCGAAGATGGTTGACCAATTTGAGCAGGCGGTTTATGCAGGTCGCCTACACCACAGTGGAGAGTTCAACCTTACCCGCCACGTGATGAACGCCCACACCGAAGAGGTCACCGCAGGTTACGTCCTTCGTAAAGATCGTCCGTACTCGGAACGCTTCATTACAGCGGCTCAGGCAGCCCTCCTCGCGTACGAAGCTGCCCAAATAGCCATTGAGAATGGGGCGCTAGATGTCAGAGACACACTCCATACTTGGTAAGGAGGAAGGATGAGTACCCGTTCCACTCCTACCAAGTCTCCTGAATGGTGGCTGGGGATGCTGGTCACCGATCTTCTCTTCCGGCAACCTCATTACTCGAAGCGCGCTGCGTACGTCGAAGGTAGACACGAGCTTCCCCAGGGTGACAAGAAGTATATGCGGGCGCTGGAGTCTCTTCGGAAGATCGCCCCGACGAACTACATCGGCTTGGTGACTGGGGCACCGATCCAGCGGATGAACGTCCGTGGCTTCCGGTTCGGTGAGAGCACGAAGGGTCCGGCCAAGAAACAGGGGAACGGCGCCGCTCCGACTCCACAGCCTTCACAACCGAAGAAGAAGGTTCCCTCATCTGATTCGGGTACCCCGAAGGCTCCCGATCCGAGCACGACCCCGATTACGTCCACTTTCGATGATGACGCCAAGAAGATCTGGGTCGCCAACGACATGGACCTCCAGAGCGCGTCCATCCACAACCTGGCTGCGAAGTACGGGCTAAGCTACGCGCTGGTGTCACCGCCAGAGGAAGGCGAAGACTTCCCGGTCATCACCTGTGAAGACCCTCGGACGACCATCATCTACCGGGACCCGACCCGACCGACCAGGGCGCTGGCGGGACTCCGGATGTGGACGGATGACCTCCTCGGAAGGGTGGTCGCGGTCCTCTACCTCCCGGACGTCATCTACACCTACTACGGCCCGGACGCCCAAACTCTCCAGAATATGACGGTCGATCAGATCGTCAAGACACTGCTGGGGCAGACGGCCGGGGGCCGGGGGTTCGAGTTGGTGTCGACGGAACCGAACCAGGTTGGTGAGGTTCCGATCGTCGAATACGTGTGGAAGCCGGACTCGGCGCCTCTACCCGAAGGGGAGTGTGGCAAGGACGTCCAGGTCGTCCAGGACCGTATCAACTTCACGATCCTTCAGCGGATCGTCATCTGCCAGACTCAGGCGTACAAGCAGCGATGGGTCTCGGGTCTGGAATCGAAGAAGACCAGCGGTGTCACTGATCCCGAGTGGGAGCCCAGTGCGGATTACGTCTGGTTCACGAAGAACCCGGATGTCAAGTTCGGTGAGTTCACCACTGCGGACATCCGCCAGATTCTCGAAGCCATCAGGGATGACGTCTCTGACATCGCCGCTATTACACAGACTCCAGCCCACTACCTGATGGGAAAGATCGCCAACATCAGTGGCGAAACCTTGGCCCAAGCTGAAACGGGTCTAGTGAAGAAGACCAAACTCCGAATGAAGAGTATGGGCTGGTCCCACGAAAGAACGATGAAGTTGGCGTTCGCCTACCTCGGTGACAGTCGCGCCGACGAAATTGACGCCGAAGTGGTCTGGGAAGACCCCGAGCAGAACGCTCTGGTCGACCAGGCGTCGGCAGCCGCCCAGTTCGCGGGGGCGAAGATCCCACTCCAGCTCATCCTGGAGCGCTTGAACTTCTCTGAAGAGCAGATCCAGTTCGCGGTGCAAGAAGCTGAACGACAGGCACAGCTCGAAATGGACGCTCAGATGGAAATGGCGAAGCAACAGGCCGCACTGGCACCGGCAGGACCGGGGAAGCCAGGCGGAAGTACTCCGGCGGCCAAGAAGCCATCGCCTAACTCGACCAAAAAGAAGCCGACCAACGGCTAAACCCCTGGAGGGTAAGAAATGTCCGATGAGGTCCAGGAGACCGAAGAAGTCACCACCACAACTGATGAGTCCACTGAGGATGAGGGGTCGCAGGACGACAACCTCTCCATTGAGGATTATAAGCGGATCGTTGCCAAGCTACGCCGAGAGGCGGGCAGCCGGAGGCTGAAGGCCAAGGAAGTCGAAGAGAAGCTGAAGGAATATGACGACTGGAAGAAGTCGCAGATGTCCGAGGTGGATCGGGTCAAGGCCGAACGGGCTGAGCTTGAGACTGAGCTGAAGCAGTACCGGATGGAGAAGCTTCAGAAGAGCGTGGCAGCGAAGGCGAAGCTAGACGCTGAGTTCGCTGATCTCATCAAGGGTGATTCGGAAGAGGAAATGCTGGCGCACGCCAAGACTCTGAAGGCACGCCTCGCTACCAGTGGAAACCCTGAAGGTACCCGACCTGGAGTCCGTGGTGCCCCCGTTGGTGGAGACGCTCACGCGACTGCCAACGAGTGGTTCCTGGAGCAGATGCGCAGCGCTAGCTAGGTCCTTGTCGCCATTTACCTACTCCCTCGAAGGAGGTGAAAAGTATGCCTACCTACAACACTCAGATTACCCGTGATGTCGTTTCTCCGGACCCGAGGCAGATGCCTCAGGAGGTCAGCCGGGAGGTCATCAAGAACGCGGTCGAGTCTTCGGCCATCCTCCAGCTCGCTACGGTCCGGCGGATGCCGACGCTGTCCTACCGGATGCCTGCGATCAACCTGAAGCCGGATGCGTACTGGCTGAGCGGCGCTAACCGCGCTGCGAAGGACAACGCCCGGAAGCAGACGACCACCGAGAACTGGAAGAACATCGTGATGACCGCTGAAGAGCTTGCGGTCCTGGTCCCGGTGTCGGATGCGTACGTTGCCGACTCTGGTGTCGATTTCCTTGGTGAAATCGTGCCGGAGATCTCGGAGGCGTTCGCCCGTGCCATCGACAAAGCCTGCCTCTTCGGTATCAACTCTCCGTTCACGGACGCGGACTCGGACGACATCTACGGTCGGGCGGTGGCCGCCGGTAACACGATGACCATCGGTACCGGTACGGATATCGCTCAGGACGTGGCCGACCTCAGCCGCGCCATCGTGCTCCAGGGCTTCAACCCGAACGGCTTCGCCGTCGAGCCCGGCTTCAACTGGCGTCTGACGGCCCAGCGGACCATCAACGGTGTCTCTCCGTACGACCCCGGTGGCGGTGTCGACGCTCGGAAGCCTTCCCTCTACGGGAAGCCGATGCCGGAGGTCCTCGACGGTGCGTGGGACTCGACCCGCGCTCACCTGATCGTCGGTGACTGGTCCAAGGCCATCATCGGTATGCGTCAGGACATGACCGTGCGGGTCATGGACGGTGTGATCAGCGACGACAGCGGTGTTGTCGTCTACAACTCGCTCCAGCAAGACGGTAAGATCCTGCGGTGCGTCATGCGTATCGCGTTCTGCACCGTGGCGCCGACTACGGCGCTGTCTAGCTCTGGCTACCCGTTTGGCGTCCTACGCCCGGCTGGTGCTCCCGCTAGCTAACAGCCTCGGAGGGACGTCTTCCAAGGACGTCCCTCCAGAGGTTTAGATCATCGCGTCGACCTTCAGTAGTTCATCCAGGTAGCGCTGAAGGCGCTTCGCGTTCGTCGGGCTGACGATGAAGAGGCACCGACGATCAGGGTCCTGACTGGGGTGCAGCACTAGGACGATGTCTTTTGGGCTCCTCAGAACCTCCCCTCGCCACACCAGTGAGTGCACTTTCTTTGGCCTTCCCATTCCATCCTCGTTTCTTCTTGGAAGCCTCGTGAAGATCTTAGCGTTTGTTCACGCGTACGTACCCGATCACATGGCCGGGGCCGAAACTACGTTACATGCCATCTTGAAGGCTTTAGCGGAACGCGGTTGGAACGTTGATGTCCTGTTATCGGAACGCGAACCACATAGTTCGACTGTTCCATACGTTATCGACGGCGTCAACGTCATCCCCTTCGATCCTTCGGATATTCAGCGATTCAATCGGGACATCGTAGACGCTGATATCGTAATGACCCACCTAGCCTCATCGGAGCGGGCCGCTTTCGTTTGCCGCTACAACAAGAAACCCTGTGTCCATGTGGTTCATAACACTCTGTGGCAAACCGAGGGCTATCTCGCAGAAGGCTGCGATCTCGCGGTGTATAACTCCATCTGGGTCGCGGACTTTCATGACAACGGCGACAAAGGGCCGGTCGTCATGATTTCCGCCAAGAACGGAGAAGAGGCTGTCGTCTCCATCCGGACCAGGCGTTGTACCGAATGGTCTTCTGTGGTCGTTCACCCTATCATCATCCCTTCTGACTACGCAGCCGAGGGTCCCCACGACTGCATCACTCTCATCAACCTAGCGCAAAACAAGGGTCCCGACATCCTTTATCAGCTCGCTGCCAGATTTCCTCGGAAGAAGTTCCTCGGAGTCAAGGGTGGCTACGGTGAGCAACTCATCTCAGAGCTACCGAATGTCGAAATCCTAGAAAACACTGCCGACATCCGGAAGGTGTACGCAAGAACACGGGTGTTGCTGATGCCCTCGACCTACGAATCTTTCGGGCGGGTGGCGATCGAGGCCGCCGCCTCCGGCATCCCCACCGTCGCCTCTCCGACCCCGGGGCTGAGAGAAGCCCTCGGTCCGACCGGCATCTTCGTCGAAGGTGACATCTCCGAGTGGGTTGATGTTGTCGCCTCCCTCGACAACCCGAAGCGGTATGAGGTGGCGAAGCGAAACGCCCTGAAGAGATCCCAGTACTGGGCTGAGTCCATCGATTCTGACCTGGCAGCGCTGGACTCAGCCCTGCACAAATTACTGAAGTGAGGTGGAGTCGTGGCTCTGTTGACCGTAGAGGAATTGGAGGTCGCGGTCGGTACCTCCTTTAGTGACGCTGATGCTGCCCGTGCCCAATATTATATCGACGGGCTCTCGGCGTATATCGAAAAGAAGACCGGAACGACATTTTCAGTCGTGGAAGATGCTGTTGAAAGGTTTCGTGCAGATCCGTATGGAGTTGTAAAGTTTACGCTGCTTCCGGTCACCGCAGTCACGACCGTTCACGATTTCGCCACCGATACTGACCTCGAACCCGGAGGTTGGGTCTGGGATGGCCTTTCCCGGTTGACAAACCTTTGTGGACATCAAGTCGTAGATGTGACTTATTCGTACGGACTCGAACCTCCGGCGGACGTGAAATGGGCAGCCACCGAGGCTGTGAAACGTGGGATCAACACCGCCAACAACTCCAACCTAGTGTTGAAGCAGGTGGGAGATGTGATCCACCAATTCGGGACGATGCTCCCTCTGACGGAGGCCGAACAGGAGATCTTCAACTCCTATGGCGTCACCGAATGGACGTTGAAGCTCGGTCCCGGTGGCGACCTCCCACCGAACTACTACAGCTACTACCCCTTCGACGTCACGCGGGGTTCCTACTATGACGACTAAGCTCGGTGCGAACGTCGTCACCCGTGTTCGGGCGCCACTTGTGGACGACCCAATCGACTCCACGGCCTATCGGGACTGGGATAACGCCACCGAGGTCACCTACACCGGCTGCATGATTCAGCCGTTCCAGTTGAGTTCGAAGCTCCAGGTCGAGTACAACATCGACCGGGAGTTCGCTGCTGCCTACTTCCGAGTATGGCTGCCGCCGGGAGCGGATGTGATCTCCACGGACAAGCTCCGTGTCAACGGTATCACTCTTGAGGTCTACGGCGTCCCCGGGACGTGGTTCGACCTCGACGGCAACGAGAGCCATGTCAGCGTCCTCTGCTACGTCCGGACCGGATAGTGGGCGCCGTCGTCCGGTGGCACTCAGACGACGCCGGATGGCTGAGGTTGATGAACAGCCAAGGAGTGCAGAGCTACGTCACTGTGGTCGGTCACGAGATGATCGTGGTGGCCAAGGGCGTCTTCTCCAGTCGTGCCCAGGGGGACTCCGAGCCCCCGGTGTTCTATTACGACTCCTTCGGTATCCGACACGTCCGCTTCCTGGGGAAGCGAGGAATCGAAGTCTTCAACTCTGACCGCACAGCGGAATGGGTCGAGTTTGGAGCACACGCCGGAGGCGAAACCAGGATCTTGAAGTACCGAGTCTTCGGTCTGGCGATGGACATCATGGCAGCACGACACGGGAGGTGACAGTGTCTCAAGAGGAGTACATCTTCAACGGAGATGTCACCGCCGCCGTCATCGAGATTCTTGGTGCGGCGCCTGAGATTCAGGATTTGGACATCCACAAAATCACCTCTACCTACATAGGATACACCGCCGGTCAGCGGTGGATCATCATCGACCAACACGGCGGCACCTTCAACTGGCCTCACCCGAGTCGACCGAGAGTCGACATCGAGTGCATCGCTGAGACGAGGTCGGTCGCTTGCAAAATGATCAATACATGCATCGCGGTGATGTTCCGCGAGCAGCACAACTACGCATCCTCCACTACAGGGGTTCGGTTGGCTGCGGTCAAGGTCGAGACGGCTCCGTATCAGTCCACTGAGAAGTGGACGGACGAACCTCGATATCTAACGGCGCTGCGCGTGATCGCACGGCCCTACCCCGAATAGAAAGGAGAATCAAGTGGCTAACGACAGCGGAAACGTTCGCTTCGCTCCCTCCGGCAAGATCAGCGTCGCCCCCTTCGGTACGGCCTTGCCGACCAGCGCCACGGTGGCGCTGAACGCTGCGTTCAAGGAACTCGGGTACTTGTCCGACGACGGTGTCTCGTTCACCCCCTCCGTTGACACCAACGGTATCAAGGCGTGGCAGTCTGCTGTGGACGTCGTCACCGTGATGACCGGTGCTAACCTCGATCTGAAGTTCTCGATGATCGAGATCACTCAGGACTCTACGGCGTTGTACTTCTTCGGTAACGCCTGGACCAACTCGGGTGGCCAGGGTCTTCTGACCTTCTCCTCGAACCCGGCTCTGAGTTACCGGTCGCTCGTGATCGACTGGACCGACGACCTCAACGCCTCGAACCGTCTGGTCCTCGACCGTGGCATCATCACCGACCGGGATGCGATGCAGCTCCAGCGGACTGAGAACACCGCGCTCGGTGTCACCTTCCACGTCCTCGACAACAGCGGCACCCTCGGCCGCATCTACAGCACCAACCCGGACCTCGTCCCGGCTACGTAATCTGACCGGGCGTGCCTGTGCGCCTTCAATATGGACTGACGTCCTGCACAGGCTCTTAACTCCTTCTATCACCAGGGAATAGAAAATGGCTACCAAGACTGACCCGCTGAAGGATGAAGCGGCTGAGAGCACTGAGCTGAAGTTCACCTACGACGGCTACGACTACACTGTGGACAAGGAGATGATCACTGACCTTGACGTCCTTGAGCTGTTCGAGGACGACAAGTTGATTAAGGCGATCAAGATGATCCTTGGTGCGAAGCAGTGGGCTCAGTTCCGGAGTAAGCGCCGGGGTTCCAAGGATCTCAACGATCTAGCGAAGCTGCTGTTCGCTGAGATCGGTGTGGACCCGGGGGAATAATCTGGCTGGTGTCCATCCTCAAGGATGACGTCCTGAAGAGGAAACTGGAGGTCGATCTCTTAACGATGGGGATCGACCTCCTTGATTTCTATCGGGGGAAGATTTCCCTTCGACGGCTGTGTGTCCTAGCCTCCTGTTTGGACAACAACTCCCATCTGATGAAAGAGATTGGTCGTCGGGACATCGGAGATGTTGTCACGTGGTCCCCAGCGGAGCACCTCGCGTGTGCGATCGCGAATGCCGTTCGGTACCAGTGTTACCTCACCGAGTTGAACCTCTGGGGCAAGGGTGGCAGCAAGGGAGAAAGACCTCAGCCTCCGGAACCCATTCATCCTCCGGGATACCAGCCGCCGCCGATTCGCATCGGCTCAGCTCAAGAACTTGCGCAACTCCTAGGGGGGTGATTCCGTGTCTGTCAAGGTTGGCGAAGCTTACGTAGAGATCTTCCCGGAGATCAACAGGGCGTTCCGCCAGCGGGCAGTCGCGGCTGTCGCCAAGGATATGCGCGACGTCTACGACCGCGCCAGCAACGAAGA